ACCCGCAAAGGCATCTGGAAAGAGTTGCCGGCAGGTCCGGCCCGGCTGCTTGTTTTGTAAATAGATTTTTGAATGTTTCTATCTCGACATGGCCACCACAAAACTAGGGCCGTTTGTGTTTACTTCTAGGTTTTCTATTGAGGTAATTATTTCTTTTGCTTTGTCGCTATAATAGCAGCCATATTCACTAAGGTCTTTTAGGCTTTCCTGGGTATCATCATAGCCGCGAATTATCCACAGCCAAGAATGGTCTTTCATGTCTTTATCTGGCGCGTGTCTATTATTGATAACGGCTTTGCAGTTACAACATTGTAGTATGTGCCAATCGGCTAATACCCGGTTCGTATCATTTTTCCCACCATGCCGACGTATCATTTCATCGTATTCTACAAGAGACGGCGTTCTTTCATGATCGACATATTCACCATCCCTTTCTTGTCTCCTGTTTTCCCTTGCACCTTCTAGCACCGCCATCGGCGCGCATCTTGGACACCATACAGACCAGCGATCAGCGGCATATAGCCATAATTTATCTTTCATTGGTGATTTCATTTCCTTTCCCCTTTCGCTTGTTTGCTTTGTCCGTTTTTCATGGTCTCAATATAGTTTACTGGATTTATAATGTCAAGCTTTATTTTCATTTATTTTATTCTTTTTATTCCCATGTGATGTCAATGAGTTACCCGACCATGCCTGCAAGTCGCCTTAGAATCCCTTGTAATAAACGACTGTTCCTAGATGTATCAGCTTATCAGTTTATGGATATCGGCCGTTAGAAACGATTCTAGCACTGTTTAGGGGTAGATTAGGCGTTACTCTGTGCCAAGCAGAAATGTAATCCAAGACGCGAATAGTCGCCAGAGCATTGTTAGGGGTATCAAAAGGTCGGGAGGTATTGTGTCAATCAATTGCTATTCTCCAATCTCAATCACCTCAGTAACAATCGCCATCGGATTGAAGCTATCAATTTTTTTCCTTATGCCAGATCCGCCGATTGAGAATGCCGCTATATCACCGGACGCCATTTCTTTTTTGAGCGCTTCGGATTTAGCTTGCACAGTCATGATCCAATCGCCGCTATGGATTGCTTGCTTGCCTCGTTTCAGCTTGAATATTTTATGCGGTTTCTGCGGATCGGATTTGGCTGCGTTTTCATCGTCAATAGTTGGGTATGGAAATTGGCTACATTCGATCAATACTGCTTCTGCTTTTTCTACATGTCTCTTGCCGATAGTCTGCGATTTCTCCATATATACATGGATAGCTTTCTCAATTTCCATCGGACTGGTCCAATCTTCGTCAACGTCAATTGTGTATGGTGACAGAACCACGGCCTGGAATATCCCTCGCTTTTTGTCCGCCTTGAACAGTTTCGCCTTGTCCATCTTTTCGAAATTAGCGGGCGGGGTAGCATTCGCTTTCTCAAAGTTCGGCTGTTGATCGGCCTCGTCTTGCCGCCCCGCCCGACTATAAATGCTTCTTAGAATAGAAATGTCAGTTTTGTTTTTGAGTAAATAGAATCCTTCGCTACCTTCGCTGTCTGTTACTTTCCATATCTCATTATCGTCCTTGCCCGATATCATTTCTTTTTCGAACATGGCATCGATGGGTTCATAGGTTGTAATTTCTTCAACCTCTTCAATTGAGGATGGATCTAGCACAATCGTATTATCAGTGCCACGAGTCCAATTGATTCGCCGTTTTCTTGTATCACCCTCCTGCCAATTATACGCAATAATATGATCATTATATATCGCCCTAACCCCAACGTCGAAAGGCCGTTCATCGGCAAACTCGCCTAGTAATCCAGCTTTTGCCACGACTCTAATAGCGTCTCTCATTTTATTATCTAAGTCGTTTATGGATTCACCTTCAGCTAAGTCTATCTTTGCCAATTCGACGGCCGCTATCCGTTTCTTGTGCCCCTGCAAATGCGCCTGCGCTTTATCTCTTTCGGCATCGGTCAATGAAGTGGTTTGCATAACTCTAGCCAGGGCATTGTTTAGGTGCGCCATGTCTACAGATTTATCATCATTTGGATTTTCGACGCTGGCATTATGGTGTGGCAAATGTCGCAGTGATCTAGGTTTAGTTAGTCCGTTTTCGTCCTTTTCGCCGTCGCTTTGAATGTAGGCAAATGCAGCATCAGGTAAATCGTTTATCCATGCCGTGGTCCATTCCGCTTTCTCTAATGATTCATCGTCATCATTCTGCGCCAAAAACGCTACGAAGGCTGCCGTCGCTTTCGCTTTGGTGTCGTATATACACGGACCGTTGCCGATTTTATAACCTTCAGAACCATCTGCCATTGTGCATTCTATAACTGGCATTGCTTTATCCTTTCATGCCACGTCTGATATTTCCTGCATAGTGGCTCTTAGATGCATCAATATTTTTCCTAGTTTATTTTCGCCGATTCCATCAACTACACCCCAGTATTTATCTCCCCATGTGTTGCCTTCGATTAGCTGCTTTTTCCCAGTATTCATCAAAGAAATGCATAGATCATTATTTCTAAGAAACTTATCTAAAATTATTTCATACATTATATAATCACGAATTGTTTTCCAGTCCGGCCTTAGCGCTAATTTTCGTCCTAATTTTTTTGCCATTGCCGGTGTGCATCCCAAACTTTGAAACTGTTTTCGGCTATGTCTGTTCAATGTTTTCGCGGCCTGAAATGCGTTTTCAACGCTGGGGTATTTCTCGCCTTCAAACATTATCCGACATAAAAAGAAATTGCTCAAAAAACTATAATTTCCGATAAACCTGTCAATCATTCTTTTCCTCAGTTTCTCCTAAAACCGCTAGCCAATCATCAGGCGGAGACGGGAGTATTATTTCATTTTGTTTCGCCGATCTTATAACCTTATCAGCCATATCCCATTCAGCCGGAAGCAACGTTCCCTCTTGACGGGCTGCTAATAATGCCAGATCTTTTCTATTGCTCAAGCACCTTCACCTTTCCTAATCTACTAGACAGTGTAACATATTCTTGCTGGCCTGTATGAGTGCTGCCGTATAATGGAGACAGTCCATCCCATAACACAACCTCGGACCGTCTAACATCTTGCGATACCAGCGCACCAAATTGACCCCGCGTTGCTAAGTCTCTACTAGTGGCACCTCTGGAAAACCGCCTAGCAATAGTTTGACTTGCCGTCCATGATTGAGCCGGGTTTTGTTCCAGCCTAATTATGCCCGATAGCTTTTTTATCGACCTTCCAGCTTGGCTATAAGCGGTCCGCAATCCTTGCGTGTATCGATATGACAACCCTCTGTACAGTCTAATCCCGCTCGGAATGCTAGCTTGCCTCATCGCGCTTTGATTGGTCCAATACGTCCAGTTCGGCAGTGCGTTTCTCATTCCTTCGGTTTGAGCCGTTGTAAGGCCAAATTGTTTTTTGATTCGATTTAGATATGAATTGCTGGTTTGCGATATAAGCCTTTCCCTTAGCACCCTATCAGCATCTATGTATTGCCGATGAAACACCGCTCCATTGCCGGTCATACGTTCGCCCCAATTTTTGAATAAAGCCCCCGCTCCCCTGCTAGACCCACTTTTCCAGTTTTTGTGAAAGTCTGACAATGAGTTATAAATTTGATTGCCGGTCATGTTCATTCGTTGATCGGCTGGCAGAGAATTGAAGTAGTTCGTTGTAAACTTTTTCCATTCAGCCGCATTATTTAGAGCGTTGGGGTTATTGGCTAGTTCGCGTTGAAATCCCGACACCCATTGCGGCCGTTCAATATTTGCCGTTACCGAGCTTTGCCCGGCTCTGATTTGGCTAACTGGAACCTTGACCGGCTTTTCAGACGGTAGTTTGGTTCTCGGCTTTTTCTTCGCAGGCGGTTTCGGCGGTTTTCGTTTCGGCTTTATCTCTCTCAATCGTTTTTGCGCTTCCCTGTATTCTCGTTTATTTTGTTCTAAATCGTTAGGACCACGAAGGGCTTTTCCTTTGGCTGACATTGTAATACTTGTTCGACACGAAGCGTGAAAAGGGGTTGTGTCCTGCGGTCCTTCTATGGTCTCAAACGGTTGATTTATCGGCACTGTTGAGCCGTCGATATTTCTACAAAGCAAAGACGTTCTATTGTCAATCGCCGCCATCGCCGATTTAGTTGCTTTCGTCGCGTCCACCACTCCTTCATTTATCGCTTGCTGCCATGCTTGCTGCCTGCCATCCCCTACCGCCGTCGCTGATTCTGTACGAGCAATGTTACCGGCTCTCCGTCGCAATAGTTGATTAGTTTTAGCTCTCGTTGTTCGCTCGATTTGTGCTGGAGTATTTCCGGCTGCAACCATTCGCGCTCGCAGACTTTGCACCGCTTGCGTGTCTCTGTCAGTCAACCCCACTAAACCCCTGATTTCCCTTGCTGCCGATCTTGACGACAATCCGTCTTGATTTGCTCTCAGTATCGCGCCTTGTATGGCCTGCCTTGTCTCGTTTGAAACGTCGCGTATTAGCGCCGCACCGTGTTGTTGTAAATATCGCTGTGCATTATCTTGCGAGATATCGAATAGAAAGGCTTGTCTGGTTTGGCTTCTGATTTCCCTCGCTGCCAATGCGCCGGTTTGCTGTAATGATTGAACCGATACCGGGGTAAATCCGATCAATTGTGTGGTGTAGGCTGCCAGTGGAATTGCGCTAAAAATAGCAGAATTGTCGCCTTCCCTCAATCCTCGTTCCATCGCCGCTGTGCTGGTATTGCTTCTTAGCTCTTCAGTTGCATCGACAAACACTTCAGCATATTCAGGCTCAAATTGAGTCATCAATCGTTGTGCTTCGGCGTCTTGTTCGCTAGCCGATGATTTAGCTAATCCGAGTCGATAAAAAAGGGTGTCGTATGCCGCTAATAGTTTTAGCAGTTTTACATATTTTCGGTTGTCGGTACGATAACTCACTAGCTCTTTCGGCCGCTACCACCACCCCTGCCACCGCCCTTGCCGCCACCTGGCCCACTGCCGGAACAGCCACCTGTGTTTTTACCGCCTCTACGTCCACCTGATACACCACTGCCACCACCACGTCCGCCTCTTGGACGGCCACTGCCGCTTGGCCTTTTAGCCATAACTAGTCTCCTTCTTCAAGTTCATCATCTAAATCTATGTCTCGATCTTCTTCGATTATACCGACAATCGCTTGTTTCGTATTTTCTAAAACCTTGATCAATTCTTTCGGCCACTGCTTAGCAACGTTCACCGGCAGGTCGGCGGCTTCACGCAAATGCTCTTCTAATGATTCATCGGGCACCGTGATAGCTCCCACTCTAACCAGATTACTCACGAATGAAGCTAATATATCAAGGTCCGGTGTTTCGATGTCACTGTGAGCAAACTTAGGCAATTCTTTTACGTTGAAATTATTGATTGCAAATAAACGAGGCACGGCAAACCGATTCAGTACGTCGCCGATACTATCAAGCCACGAACCGATAGCGGTAGAAAATAGTCTAGTCTTGGAAGATGAAAGAGCAAATGAACCAACTTTATTGTGTCCTAGCAAAACAAAGTCTGCTAATACTGACATAGCCATTCTTTGATCATAACGAGTAATTATTGCCCCTGTATCGATCTTGCGCGTGCCGGGAGATTTGAAAGAATCGAACGTTACAATTTCATTTCCATTTGCGTCTCTATCGTTTGGATACAGCACGTATCCTTGCTCATCTGCCCTAAAGTTTCTTCCCATATTTCGCAGTTGTGTAACAATGTTTTTTTGTTCAGCCGTTGCAGAGTTATCTAAATAAGCTGCCGGTACTCCGATTTTGGGATATCCGGTAAACTCTCGTTCGGTTCCGATAGCTTCCACCAGTTGAACCCGCTTTTTATACCACCAGTCCTTGAATGCAAAGCGCAGAATAGAAATCCCTTCCGGGTTGTTTTTACGTTCAGTGGTTCGAAATAAAAGAGACTTTTCAATGGGAATATTCACTGTGGTAAATGTAGATTCTATCTCTTGAATAAATCCCTTGACCCCGCCGTTATCGTCTAAATCCCATTCGCTGAGTGAATCTTGTGATCGGCCGGCAAACTTACGCCAGCCTATGCGGTTATCGTTGAATCTTGATCGAAACTTCGAATCCTTGCTGCCGCCCTTGCGCATCTTATACACGATTTCCGACCATTCGTATCCATATTCCAACATAGTCAAAGCATCGTCAATAAAGCTAGTCCATGTGTGACTCATATCGTCTTGGCAGCTTTTCAGAAATTCAGCCGCTTCCTGATCTACGTTGTCTTTCGATGCAGCTTCAACCGGCCAGCTAACCGATCTAATGAGCATTCGAATTGCAAACAGCACGGCGGCGATAGTTGAATCATTGAGCGACATTTCCTTATATGTGTTGATTCTCCTATCATAATCTTTGATCTTGGCGATGAACTCTTCTTCAATTGTGCCAGCGGAATATTTGAGGCCGGAATCGCCTAGTTCGATAAACCCTGTTTTTTTAGTGACCACGCCATCTACTTTTGAGACATTGGAAGGATCGGGCATAAGCAAGCCTCTCCTGTTATTCAATGCTCAATACCATATCCTGTGTAAGGCGTCAAGAAATTTGCTATTTAGAATATAAGGCGTTCTGCAGCTTAGACGGCAGTGAGGGTGCGGCGATTCATTCTGCCTCCCAAGCTTCCGAAAACGCTTCATCGCCAAAAAGGTCAGCAAGGCCAGAAATCTGTTTCAGCCTCAACACTTCATCCGGCTCCATGCCAAGCTCTTTCCCTATTTTTTTATCACTCCAGTTTCGGCGCACAAGCTCTTGCACGATTTCAGACATTGCCCCAACTTGGTGCCTACCACGTGCGCGATTATGCCGGATGGTAGAACTAATCCTATCCCCTCTATCAAGCCTGTCAGCATTTATTACAGTTATGGGCAAACAAGTCATGCCAATTTTCATGCCGACAAGATGTCGATGAAATCCATCCACAACTTCATATTCACCATCTTCGGTTTGCCAGACAACAATAGGCTGTGTGAATCCATCGCTCAAAATCGAAAGCTCTAATAACTTCATTTCCGGCGAAGCAACCGCATTTGGATTATAATCATTTCCATGAATCTTTTCAGTTTTCGCCCAAATAATCTGCGATACCGGGTGAGCGCTTCTGTCATTTACATCAACAATCCCCATTCCCTTCTCCTTTTTTTGATCCGTTTTATGTATTTCTCGTATGCGCCGGACCGATGCTGAGAAAACGAAAGACCCTTACACCAATAATCATTTCGCAGAAGCGCTTTACAAATTCGCTTCCAGCTTGGCTGGCTTTTATCTAGCGGGCCATCATCGGGAACTCCGCATTGATATCCTCTTATTTCATACCATTTGAGAAACACGGCTATTTTATTTTTGTAATGCTCGCTTGTTTTCGATGGCATCGTTTCAAGAATGAGCATAGCAAATGACTGCCAAGTATGATTAGGTGGCTTTGTGATTTTCATATTGCCCAAAATGTTGCCGGACTCTTGCGCATATAAAGCGCCCTGATTTGCGCCGTTTACCCTTGCTAGCACGCGCCCCCAGGTTTCAGGCTCAATCACATGATATAACCACAGCCCCCTCCGCTGGTCGTCTCCGTATGGCTGGCAAATGCGCTGTTGATGAATGCTCAAACCAGCTTGGTGCATCCGATCATATAATTTGTTATACGGCTTTTTTGTGCGCTCATTATATATCCAAATATCTCTTGTCTGCCAATCATAGATAGGGTAAATATTATAAAGCGACCCTCGCAGCCATGTAGTCCACTTTCTGCCCTCCATACATTGTTTTGTTTTTGAGGCAATCGTTCTCCAGCGGTTCAATGATTCATCGGAGCGGATGCCAACGAAGCAAGCTGTCAATTTTTCATTGCTGTACCAGTGCCCAAAATCGAGAACGAAATCCTCAAACTCCATTCCCGGCTTGAAAAACGGAAAGTGATTTACATCCGTGATTGCAATTTTTGGCGGCTTTCTTACCCACGCATCCGGCTGTGATTCATCCCAGCACCGCCATTGTCCCTGAAATTGAGATACAGAGTTGCGCAAAGAAAGCGGGAGTGAAATCCAAAGCGGTTCGGTGTGATCTTTATATAATTCATAGCAACTCTCTACATGCTCAATCGTCAATTTATATTGAGCCTCAAGATCGACAAAAAATAAACCTATCTTGCGGCCACGTTTTATCGCTTCGTCCATCACCATATGAAGCATTACAGTCGAATCCTTGCCGCCGCTATAGCTCACATAAATACGAGGGAAGCTGTCAAACACATACGCGATGCGCTCTTGGGCAGCGGTGAAAACATCAATTCCTAGAGGCCTTTTCGGCATCGCTCAAAAACCTCCTTGCTTCATCTTCACTGATTTTCAAAACATCCCCAACTGAGTTTACTGTGCAAAAATAGCGTTTTTCTTTCTTCCTGGAAACAGGAGAACAAACATCATATATTCTATCACTTTCAATAATAAAATACTCATATACTCCCCGGCTGTTCTTTGAATTTGCGTGCCTATAGTCTTTATTCCCTTTCAGAAACTTGCGCTTGAACTTTCCGGATGTATATATTCCTATTATTTCCGCCACCCAGCCACTAGGCACTCGGGCCAACCCGCGTGGCACCCATGCTAGGCGAGGAGGATAGGTTTTAGCGGCTAGGTTGCTTGCTATCTTTTCAATAGAGATTGTTGCTTTCATTTTTGCCTTTTCCTGGCCCCGGTGGCCTACCCAGCGACTGGAATGACAAATAGAATTTGGCGCAATGACGAGCTTTCGCCGTCGCACGATAACATAATTCCATCTTCCCAGTCGCTGTCATGGCTGGCAGGCATGCGCCACTCCAGATAGCCCAAGCACGATGGCTCTTTTGTTTCTTTGGGCCATCTTCCGGCCAACAAAATCTGAGCATGAATGTTCGAGCCGGACATCGCCACGCCCCAGGATTGGCTCATCCGCATTTTGTCTCTTGGGCCACATCTGTACCCGGCTGGCACTCCGCTTTCTTGCGATTGTTTTACCATTTCTGCGAATTGTGTAGGGTCAATGTCTTTTGCTTTTAGGGCGATTGCCACTTCGTAGCCCTCAAATTGATAAATCATAACCATTTCCCCTTTCACTTGTTTGTCTTGTTTGTCATCATGGTTAGTAATATAGTCGATCCTATTTACATTGTCAAGCTAAATATTCACTTTTTATTTATTCGTGATATCAGTGAGTTACAAATAATCCGCTAGCTTTCTCTAGTTATATACATAAAAAGTGGGCTGCCGTGAGGGGGTGGCAGCCCGAATATGGGATTGATGGAAGGGATTTACATATTAGGATATATGGCTGTGATTGTCAATCCTTTTTCTCCAGTATCTTCTTTTTCAGATCTTCTTTTATAACATTGTCGATAGACTCCAATAGAGAATGCTCTTTCCCTGGAAATCCGGTAGCTAATTTTATATTGCTATCAGACGCCATATCGGCCAATCCTTTTTCGCCATAGGCCCTTAGCATAACAGACGAGGTAGCCAGCACACCCATAACCTCTAGCACCAACCGTGAGGCTATAACGCATTGTTTTCTTCCCAGTTCTCGCATCATGTCGTCATCGGATAGTTTTTCAGGTTTGGCCATTGCGTGCCATCCTTACTTTCAAGCTTTCAACTGATCTTTGATGTATAGTGGCAAAACTTTCATTTATCTGCTTTTCAATAAGTTCGGCAGCTTTTGGGTTTATCTTTTTCAACTCTAAATAAATATCCATATGAACACTTTTTGCTCCAAGTTCGGCTTCAAAAAGCAGCGCCTCTAAGTATATCTGTGACATGATTTTGACTACCAAACGAGAGGGAATGTAAGCTTCTATTTCTAGGTTACTCATAACTTCACCGCCCTTTCCAGAACTTGAATCCAGATGCGCCGGTCAACTTTTCTTTTGCCAAACATGACTTCGTTTTGTGTAAACGTTTTCCAATTATCTAACGCCATTGCTATATCTATTGTCGTGTAATCTCGTTTATGATTCGCCTTTTCGCAGGCAATCGTTACTACATCGCCTTCCCGGCTTAGATCAAAATCGTCTAGCGTTAGTGGTTTTTGGTCGGTCATTGTTTATACCCTCCCTTATCATATAATTCTACAAACCTTCTCAGGGCCTCTGCAATGAGCAACATTTTCCTTGACCAATCGCGGGCGTCATGGAAATCGCAATCGTCGCTGAATTTATAATATGCATCATCCCATCGGGTTCCCTGCGTATCATCTTCGTCATCCCATCCGCCGATTGTCCAATGGTCGTATATTTTCTCGGCAAGATCTCGCTCGCTTTCTTCATCGGACAATGACAATTCAACTAAATGTTTCCATGCCAAGTCCTTATTGAACTTTTGTTCATATCGCCTGTGTGTTGTCGATAGCTTTTCAAATAAATATTCTTCCGAATTTACTGCATTTCTCAACCACGCTACCGATGCTCGACTGCCGTAACACTGAGTAAACAACGCGCTTCCAATGTCGCCCCAAATGGCAATAACTCCCGGCATAAAGCCCACGTAAAACCCAAATATCCACGTTCCCGGCTATTGCACTTTCGCTATAAAATATTCCGTACCAAGCCCGATAAATTTGATTTCTGTGATCATATGGTTGCCAAATTCTCTTGTAGCGCTTGCAGCTATGTTGTCTCTAATCGTTTTTCCTACTTGGCTCATTGTTTATCCTTTCAATCTTTTCTTTTCTTCGATGGATCGGCTCGGCTGCTTTTTTCGTAACCAAATATGTCAGCCTCATTCATTAGCCAGCGCGCCACATCTTCTAGGCTAGTCCATTTATTGATCCACTCTCCATCAGGCGAATTCAGATTGATTGCTAGTTCGTCATCTTCGGCCCAAATTATATAACCACAAAATAAAGCTGTCTGAATCGCCGTTAGATATGTGGCATAGCTGACTTCTTTTTTTGTTTTATCACTCATTTTCGGATTCCTCTTTCCTTCCAGAACCCCAATATAAATCCCCAACATCAATCAGAGTAAAGATTGC